GGGATGGTAATATGGAAAAGCTCGTACAAAATTTGATAGCAGCGTTGGTGTTAGTGATATTGGGGTCAGCGTTGGTGTGGGTATTAGTATGGCTATGGCAAGCGATATGGAGGTTGTTGTGATTGGTGTATCTAATAACTGGACAGATAAGCAGAACATTGTCAGGGAAAAGCTCAGAAGTTATCGGTCACTGATTAGCAAGTACCAGGCTTGTGAGCTTCTTTATGAATCACTATATCCGAGAACAACGACAAAGCTGAAATCTGACCTGATTAGAACTCAGTCTGATGCATTCGAAATTGAATCAATTGTGGACCAGCGAATAGATATAGCGAAGCAGATGCAATCTAGCCTTGATCAGATGGTGGCTGAAATTGGAGAGATTATGGAAATGATAAAAAGTCTGCCTACTGACGAGTACACTATAATTTTACGACGCTACACGCTGGCACAATCGATGGAGGATATATCAGATGCGATGTTTATATCTGTACGGCAATGTTGGGAGTATCATCGGAGGGCAATAATCAGGCTTGCTGAAAGTCTTCAGTGATTTGCAGTAAATATCCTGATACAATGATAGTGTAAAGATTTATGAGAGAGCGACTGCCGAGAGGTGGCCGCTCTTTTTCATGCGTCGTAATTCGACGAATTATGATCCGATGAATCGGGGGCGATTTATGTGATGGATAAATGTATAGGGTGCGTATGGTCAACACCGACAATGCACGACGAGCACGGAGACGTATTACAGATATATTGTCTGCCGCATATCGGCGGATGCCAGCGAGGTAATGTTGATGAGTTGGAAGAACCGATTGATCGAGTTGAAGAATAACGGCAAAACTTATAACGAGATTGCTGACATTCTGAATAACGAGTTCGACGAAAGATTCACGGGATCACGGGTTCGGGGCTGGTGGCGGAGAAATGGCGCTACTCCAGTACAAAAGGATGTCAATATAACTGACTTAACTGGTACAAGTAAGCAAGAATATAGCAACGGCAATTACACATTTGAAAATATAGTAGAACTAATCGAGGGTGAAGAAGTAACGCCTGACATGATGGTCAAAGCTCATGGCCTTAAAGTTGGCATGTGGGAAGTAGTTGCTTATCGAAACAACTACTGGCAGGCACAGAAAAAAGGTGGAAAGAAGATACTGCTGTATCAGTCTCGTTTGACTGTAAAGCCGTTAAAGAACGGTATAGACTTTGCCGATGTTGCTGAATACATAAACAAAATAACGCCATTACCGTATGAGCCTGTATCGCATCATAGCGGCGACTGTATGGCAGAGGTAAATATAGCAGACTTACATTTGGGCAAGTTGGCGTGGCATGGTGACACGGGACAAAACTATGATCACAAGATAGCAAGGGATAATTTCAAGAAGATCATAGCCGATGTATGCTCACGACTACAAGGCCGGAAACTGGACTATATATTATTCGTGTGGTCAAACGACTATTTTAATTCTGACACAATAGACAAGACTACAACAGGTAATACGCCACAAGACACTGACGTAAGATGGCAGAAGTTGTTTAGGGTAGGTTGCCAACTACTCATTGAATCAATAGAAACCTTACGCCAGATAGCACCTGTTAAAACATTCTACACACCATCGAACCACGACCAGATGGCAGGATATTATCTGACCTGTGTACTGGAACAGAAATTTGCCAACTATGAAGACGTGACAGTGGATGTTGACGCATATCCTAGAAAGTACATAGAGTATGGCATCAATCTATTAGGGTTTACTCACGGCAGCAAAGAGAACTCAAAAGGAACGAAAGATAAAGCGTCACGCCTTGCTTCTACCATGCCAATAGAAGTACCTGAACAATGGGGCAGAACAAAGCACCATGAGATACATGCAGCACACTTACATTGTGAACAGATGATAGACGAGATCAACGGTGTATTAGTAAGGCGGGTATCGTCACCAACATACTCTGACACATGGCACACAGACAATGCTTATATAGGCGCACAGCAAAAAGCGATGACGTTTATATGGCACAAGGACTACGGCAACATAGAGATTCACAACAGCTTTGTATAAAGCCTTTAGTCGTTGGGCTTATAATGACTACCAGCATTCAAGATAGCGTCTTGATATATGGCAGAGGTTAAAGGTTCATTCTTAGCCGCATTGTACGGGCTTCGATTTTTGCCACGAACAACGAACTTTCGAGAGAGTGAGAGGCTCTCATTATATGCGGTGCCTTAACATAGGGTGGAGCGTGGCCGTAACGAGTGCTCAATTCTACGGTTCATACTCCTTGGCTGGGATAACTCAGCCTCACCGCTACATATGGGCGTGAAAGGTTACGGCTAATTGAGAGATCGGTTAGCGACTCGGCTTCGATGCCGACATGTCCACCAATAACATGCACAGGTGGCGGAATATGTAGACGCAGACAGACGCATAGTTTATCCAAGCGTGTGGCAGGACACCCATTAAACGGCGGGGTACACGAGCGGGGAGCCAGTGAATAGGATGCAACACAAAAAACTATCCGTATGTGTTTGAAACTGTATGTAAGGTGTAAATCCTTACCCTGTGCTAATTAAAAATGAGGATTGGTAAATGATACCTATAAGCAAAAAATGCGAACAATGCAGATACTACTGGAACGTAACATGTCACGCTATACGACTGTTGTATAACGCTAAGGACGAACACGACTTAGAACGAGCACAGACAATCATTGGAATATGCAAAGACAGTTCTAGTTCCTGTCAACCTCCACAGGAACGTAAGCCGATGGGGCAATAACGCCCTGTCGGTTTACTTATGTACTTAGATGGAGAGTGAGATAAGCAGGGAAGTAACGATGGCTAAGGTATGGGCAATAGCCTTTTACAATTCAGGTGAGTGGAAAGTGGCAAGACGTATGGCGTTAAGGCGTGACCACTATACATGCACACGATGCTGGGCAAGGGCAGAGGAAGTACATCACATAATAGAGTTGACGCCTGACAACATCATGGACATGAACATAACATTGAATATAAACAATTTAGAATCACTTTGTCATGTATGCCATACGAAAGAGACTAACGGTAGTAAGGGCGATGTAAACGAAGGCATGGTATTCGATAGCGACGGGTATGTGGTCGAGATATAATCCCCCCATTATTTTATGCGTTATTAAGAAACCTAAAAACCGGCGGCAATCCTCTTTGGTACTGACTGAGGTTCTGCGAGCCCTCCCACCTAAATAAAGGAGGTGTGAACATGGCAAAATTAAGCAAAGATAAGCGAATAAAAGCGGAGATAGACCGATTATTGAAAATATATGAAGATTTATCACAACATGAACTGGCTTCTATTGAGGGTTTGATACGTCGTGCTGCATATATGAGGGTAACGCTTGAAGACTACGAAAAAGACCTTGACGAAAAGGGTTATGTCGAGATGTTCACACAGTCAGAGCGTACTCCGCCTTATGAACGTGAGCGACCGGTTGCCAGACTATACAATTCAATGAACCGCAACTATCAGACCATCATGCGGCAGCTGGTTGATGCTTTGCCTAGAAGCGGATCAGAAGTAAGCAGCGAATTGATGGAGTTTTTGAGGGAAAAATGAACTGGCCTAGAGAATACCTCAAAGCAATCGAGTCTGGCACTGAGGTTGTATCATTAAAAGTTAAAACTGTTTACCAAAGGGAAGTGGCATGGATGGACGATCCTGACTTCTCTTTTTATTTTGATGAGGATGCGGGTCAAAAGCCGATAGATTTTATTGAGCGGTTTTGCCGGCACTATGAGGGTGAATGGGCAGGGCAGCAGATTAAGTTGGAGCTATTCCAGAAAGCGAAGATACAGCTTGTTTATGGTTGGAAAGAAAAGGACACTGGCTATCGCCGGTTTCGTGAAGTTATTGATATTCGTGGACGCAAGAATGGGAAGTCTACAGAAACAGCGGCGGTTGAGTTGTATTCATTAGTAGCTGACGGTGAGGGTGGCGCACAGATATGGTGTACTGCCAACAAAAAAGATCAGGCGAAGATAATATTCAATTCTGCTGTGGCTATGTTTCAGCAGTCACCTGATCTAAAGACAATATTGAAAAAGCGTCAGTCGGATATATACTTTCCTGCTACGTTTTCACTATTGGGCGCACAAGCTTCTGACACAAAAACAATGGATGGGCTTAACGCTCATTTTTTCTCACAAGATGAGTGGCACGAGGCCAAGACAAGAAAAATCTACGACGTAATGAAGCAAAGTCAGTCTACACGTCGACAACCTTTAGCATGGTTAATATCTACCAACGGCTTTGTGCGTGAGGGATTTTTTGATGACCGCTACGATTACGCTACGCAGGTGGCGTTGTGGTGCGACGGCTATGAGGATTACAGAACGTTGCCACTGATCTACGAATTGGACGCTAGAGAGGAATGGTCTAATCCCGATTGCTGGCAGAAAGCTAATCCGGGACTAGGCACTATCAAGTCAGTACAAGCACTTACTCAATGGGTAGAGGACGCAAAACGTGACTCTACTGCGTTGCCGACAGTGCTGACTAAGGACTTTAACATACCGGAAAACTCATCAACTTCATGGCTGCCGTATGAGGCTTGTGTCAATGAGACTGTTGTGCCGATGGAGTTTCTTGAAAACTCGTATGCGGTTGGTGGTTGTGACCTTTCAGCTACTACCGATCTGACTTGTGCTACATTGCTGATCAAAAAACCTAACGATGACAACTTATACGTCTTACAAAAGTATTTTTTACCAGAGTCAAGGGTTGATGTTGTAGAAAGCAACTCCGCAAGGGAGGCTCCTTATAAACTATGGGCTGATCAAGGGTGGTTACATATCTGCGACGGTGCGACGGTTGATTATCGTGCGGTAACTCAATGGTTTGTGGACATGGTGAAAGAACACGACATCCGGCCATTATGGGTGGCGTACGACAGAGCTTTGGCGGGGTATTGGGTCGAGGAAATGCAAGGTTACGGGTTTGAAATGGAACGAATTGCGCAAGGTCCGTATACGTGGACTTATCCAATGAAGAGACTGGGCGGAATGTTAGAGGAGCACAAAATAATTTACAACAATAATCCTATTTTGAGATGGTGTCTGACCAATACAGGTGTGAAGACAACCAATAGAGACGGCATCCAGTCAATTCAGCCTGTCAAGACGAGTGCAACAAAGAGGATAGATGGAATGGTTTCACTCCTTAATGCGTTTGTAGGGTACTGCAACCATGAGGATGAAATAAATAACTATGCGAGGTGATGCAAATTGAATCTAAGGAATGCCATTAAATCAATATTTGGCAGCAGCAAGACTCTGACCGCCTCTGCATGGCGTGAAATCGGTACATACAATTCTAGTTTTACACGGTTTGGCACTGACGTATACGCAAGCGAAGTCGTAAGGGCTTGTATAAGAACATTAGCAGAGCATACTTCTAAAGCGAATGTCAAAGTTTTGCGAGACGGTGACCAGGGTGATAAGAGACTTCAAAAGATGATCCAGTACCGTCCGAATATGTATATGAACGGCAAGGATTTTCTGTATAAGACAAGGACATTGTTGGAAATACATAATGTTGTTTTTATCTACATAAATCGAGACGATACGAACCGCTGTATAGGGCTTTATCCAATGCCTGCTGCTTCTTATGAGGCAGTAGACAACATGGGTAAGTTGTTTATCCGGTTCCGGTTCGATTCCGGTCTGATAATGACTCATTCGTGGGAAGATTTAGCTGTTCTGAGGAAAGACTATAACACTTCTGACATTTGGGGCGATTCTAATGTATCAATTCTGACAAGTCTTGATTTGTTGAACACTACAAATGACGGCATGGCTAATGCGATTAAATCGACCGCTAATCTTAGGGGAATATTGAAATCCACAAAGGCCATGCTGTCTGAGGCTGATGTCAAGAAGAATAAAGACAGATTTGTTGATGATTATTTAGGATTGGCCAATTCTTCGGGAATTGCTTCGCTCGATGCTACACAGGATTTTATACCGGTTACGTTACAGCCTCAGTTGGCTAATTATAAATCAGTTGAGGAACTTCGTAACAACATCTATCGCTACTACGGTGTGAATGAAGAAGCTATCATGTCGAAAATATCCGGCGATGCATGGGAAGCGTTCTACGAAGCGAAGATAGAGCCTGTTTTATTGGCATTGGGCTTGGAGCTGACCAACAAGATATTTTCACAGCGTGAGCAAGGGTTCAATAATGAAATAGTCTTTGAATCTAACCGTATGCAGTACATGTCTACGGCTAATAAGCTTGCGTTGGTGCAGATGGTAGACCGCAAGGCGATGACTCCTAACGAATGGCGAGGAGTTATGAACATGGCACCTGTGCCGTGGGGTGACGAACCGCAAAGTTGGCAGAATCCTAAGAGCGAGGAAGAGCCGAAAGAGGAAGAGGTGAAAGACGATGAATCTTAGAATCGTCTACGGTGCGCCTTGCTCAGGGAAAACAACCTATGTCAGAGAGAACATCGGTAAAGATGACATTGTTTATGACTATGACGAAATATCAAGGGCGATTACTTACGGACAATACCATTTGTCTAAGCGAGAACTTACACATCAGTATGTGATTGACTTTCGTCTGTCGATGATCAACCGATTGAAGAACGAAACCGCAATAAACAACGCATGGTTTATCACAAGCTTTCTAACTGACACGTTTCAAGAATATGTCAAGGACTTCAATCCTGAGTATATCAAGATGGATATTTCGCAAGACGAGTGTTTAGCACGTTTAGAAAAGGACGATATGAGACCAGATAAAGAAGCGTGGACGGAAAAGATAGCAGAATGGTTTCAAAAATACGGAGAGGGTGAGGAGCGGTCAATGATAACAAAGGATAGATTTTATCGGGCATTTGAGATTCGTCTTGCTGAAACCGAAATGCGTGTCGAGGGATATGCTGCGACATTCGATCAAGAAACCGTCATGTATGAGTACGACGGTATAGAGTATAAGGAAAAGGTTGACCGGAACGCATTTTCTAATTCACAAATGCAGGATGTTGTACTGAACTACAACCACCAGGGCAAACCGGTTGCCCGAACTAAAAACAAAACACTGGATTTGAGGCTCGACGATGTCGGGCTTTTTATTTCCGCAGATTTAAGCGGTACAGAAGAGGGCAGACGGTTATACGAGGAAATCAAAGGCGGTTACATCGACAAGATGTCATTTGCTTTTACTGTTTCTGATCAAGATTATGACCAATCTACACATACACGAACAATCACAGGTATCAAGCGGCTGTATGACGTTGCCGCTGTAGATATACCGGCCTATGAAACTACAAGCATTCAAGCAAGGTCATTCTTCGAAGCGGAGGCTGAGAGGGAACGTGCGGAGGTACGGAAAGCCTTAGAGATTGCTAAAGCAAAATTTGATTATGAGGTGACTTTATGAAAATTTATGAAATGAAACTGACTGACGTTATAGAGAGGCTTGCCTCTCTTGATGAAGAGGTCAGATCAGCTACTGAGGTTGAACTAATAGAGAAAGCAACCGAAGAGAAGAAAGAACTGCTGGCAAGAAAAAAAGAACTTGAAGAATTACAAGAAAGAAAAGACATCGCTTTGAAAATCGATTCTGGCGAGATCATACCAACAATAAAGGAAGTACGAAAGGAAGAAAAACCTATGGAATTTGAAAAAATGACTCCCGACGAAATCAGAAACACAGAGGAATACAGAAGCGGCTTTTTGAAAGTGCTGCAGGGCAAGACTCTGACAGACGTTGAAAAGAGAGCGAATGAAATAGCATCAACCGATGTTGCTGGCGTTCTGCCGACAATGACACAGGACAGAATTTTCAATAAGCTAAAAGAATATGCTCCGCTGCTTAACGAAATTACTCTGCTGCAGGTCGCTGGGAATGTAACTGTTGCTGTTGAAGGCACAAACAACGCCGCTGCTATCCATGCTGAGAATGGTCTTATTTCTCCTGCCGCTGACACAATGCTTTCAATTTCGCTGGCCGGATATGAGATTGTCAAGCTGGTTAGAATTTCCGCTACTGTTTCGACAATGGCTATCAACGCCTTTGAATCATGGTTGGTAGACGTTCTGTCAGAAAATATCGCTGCAAAAATTGGCGAATATATTATCTATGGCGATGGTGATGGCGAGCCTAAGGGCATCGACTATGCCGCCACATGGACTGACACAACCAATGCTGTTATTCCTGCCGGTGCTACTCCTACCGCTGCTGAACTGGTTGAACTGGTCGGGTATCTCAAGGGCGGATACAAGCGCAGAGCAAAATTCCTTATGAACTCACAGACATTCTGGGGTTCTGTTGTTGCTGCTCAGGATAACTCTAAGTTTAAGATTCTGACCGACGATTATTCAAGGATACTGGGCTATCCCGTGCTGTTGGATGATAACGTTGCAGCTGGTGATATTTTCTTCGGCGACCTTAAGAAAGTAGTTGGAAACCTGTCACAGAATATCAAGGTAGACCGTTCCGCTGAGTCTGGATTCGCTTACAACGCTATTGATTATCGTGGTACTGCAATCTTTGACTGTGACATTGCTGTAGCTGAAGCTTTTGTCAAATGTGCAAAAGTTCTGACCGCTGGTAAATAAGGAGGCATAAGATGGGAAGATTTTTAGGAGCCTTATCGTCTGATGCGTTTGGCGCGTTGGTCGGTGAAATGAGGGTAGGACACTATAACATTCCTGCCGCTAAGGTTGTTGCTCCTGATGCTGACGGTATATTGGACGGCACTGCTTTCCCTGCCGCCGCTGGCACAGTTACAACCTTTCTGGCACAGCCTCCGACCGCCATGACTTTAACCGCCGTAGCGTCTGGTACACAGACTGGCAAGGTTACTGTTCATGGACTTGATTTGGGCGGCAACAAGATTTCAGAAGAACTTACTATGACCAGCACTACTCCGGTAGTGGGTGCTGTGGCTTTTGCTCAGGTCACAGCGATTGATCTGCCAATTAAGGTTGGTTCTGAAACAATCGATGTCGGCTGGGGTGCGAAGTTTGGCATTCCTTATAAACTGGCGGCAGACGAGCTTTGCATTGTCAAGCTGTTTAACGGTGCTGCTGATGCCGGAACTCTGACGGTAGATGCTGATGATGTTTCAAAGAACGTTTATGATCCTAACGGAACGCCGGACGGAGAGAAAGCACTTGACTTTTACATTCTGGTCTAAGGGGGGATAGTCATGGCGGTATCAGCGGATTACCTAACTAAGATCAGACGTGCGGTGCGTATCCAGGCAGATACGGACATGGACGCAGAACTGGAAGACATAATCGAAGAATGCCGCCTTGATCTCCAACGTTTAGGGGTGCTTGCCACTAAAGCAACGAACGAAACGGACAGTCTCATACTTGGGGCTGTCCGGTCGTTTGCCCGGTGGAAATTTGGACTGAATGACGAGGATTCAGCCGCTAACAGAGAAGACTATATGTTGCAACGTGACGAGATCAGGCGGACAGAAAGTTATATAACAGAGGTGGTCTGATGTGGAGTGAAAAGATCAGCCTGGGGAACTGGGTCGAGACGATTGTCTATGGCGAGCCGATTCGGACAACCAAATGGACAGAAGTATATGCCAACAGGAAGTCAGTTAGACAATCAGAGTTTTACGATGCGGCTAATGTAGGGCTAAAGCCTGAGGTTGTCTATGAGGTTCATAGTTTTGAATTTGACAACCATGAGCGTGTCAAGGTGGGTACAGCCGAATATGAAATCTTAAGGGTGTACGAACACAATGACATTACAGAACTGACTTTGGGTAGATCGGTGGGGAGTGAGGTCTAATGGCTAGACAACCATTCACCTTTGAATCTAACTTACAAAAGGTTGTGGCGAAGATTGAAGAAAAGCCGCTTAAGGTTCTGAATACAATCGGCGGGAATCTTGCTAGAGAGATCAGGCCTCAAGTACCTAAGCGAACAGGCAAGCTGAGAAAATCACTACGCTATTCAACTAACAGAAAAGTGTATAAGGAATCGACCGGCTCGTGGCCTCCGTCTCGCACTCCGTTCCTGATGGTTGGGTTTACTAAGTTTTATGCGCCTTTGGTTTATAAAACGGAAAAGGATCCGATTAAACCTGTAATTGTAAAGAACAACAAGCTTATTCAGGAGATGCTGGGGAAAGCGTTGGATGAGATAAGAAAGGAGTGAGTCAATGAACACAAACTTAATCGCAGGTGAGGTATTGACTCAGCTTAGTCTTTTGCATCCAAGAGTAACCAGAAACAAGTCTCCTCAGAATCCTACTAATCCGTATGTTGTTTTTATGCTTGATTCTTCGATGCCGTCTGATCCGTCTGTGGACTACTACTTGAATATTGACATATTTGATGATCCTAACAGTTCAGTGGCGGCGATAGAAACCTTGGCGGACTCAATTCAAGACACCTTAGACAATAAGGTTATTCATACATCTACACTAAATATTCACTTTGTCTTGGAACAAAGACAATTCGTATCAAATGCAGACCTTGTCACTTCTCAGATGATCAATCTGAGGTTTGTTGTCAGGGCTTATTTTTTGTAAAGGAGAAAACACATGACTAAAGTAACCGCAGAAAAAATCCTGCTTGGTTACGGTACTGTTTCCGTTGGGGGCGTGCCGGTAGGGCTAACCAGGGGCGGATCGTCTTTCGTAGTAGAGAGGGAAGTACGCCAGATAGAGGCAGACGGTGACAAGGGTCCGGTCAAGGGTAGGATTGTAATTGATTCGGAGATTGCGAAATTGACAGTGAATGCCCTTGAGCTGTTCAATGCTGCCGATATGTCAAAATACTATCCTGCTTTGGATTTGGAAACAACCGCTACCTATGACAAGATAACAGGCACATTGGCAATCGCAGACGGGGATTACAATGATGTTGTCTGGACAGGCGCAACTAAAGATGGTAAAGCCGTACAGATCACAGTGGAGAACGCTGTCAATATGGGCAACCTTGAGTGGGGTTTAGAGGACAAGAGCGAAGCAGTACCGTCGATAGAATTTACCGCTGCTTATCTTGAAACCGCAAGATCAACGCCTCCGTGGGATGTCCAGTTGGCTAAGGGTGACGCTTACGCTGTTACTCTTACTATCACATCAGACGGTACCACAGCGGTAGAGGGCGCAAGCGTGACCTTGTACGGGCAGACAGTAGAATCAGACGCTTCGGGCGAGGCGGCATTCGCAAACGTGCCGGAGGGTACAAACTACGCATTCAGTGTAGTCAAGGGTGGTTATCAGACCTACTTTGGCGCAATCGATGTGGCTGGTATAACCGCAGATACAATCACACTCACAGCTATTTAGCAGGTAGAGGGGGGGCGAAAGCCTCCCTTTATTCATGGAGGTAATTTATGCGTGAATTTAATCTTGAAGACGGTTTCATGCTGTCTGAAATTCTCGATAAAACAGGGATAAACATTGATCTTAATATGTTAGCTGATGCTTACGCTAAAGGCGGGCAGGAGGGTCAGGCATATGCAGGCGGGCAGTTGATTCTGTCCATATTCAAGAAGATGCACCTTGCTAAAGACGAAATTATTAAACTGATCGCAGGGCTTACTGAAGAGCCTGTAGAGGAAGTAAAGAAATACAGTCTGGCAAAGATCAAGAGTGCATTTAGTGAGATATTCGCACAGCCTGGTATAAAGGATTTTTTCAAGGCAGCAGGGGGTATAAGCGAGAGCAAATAGAAGACCTCCTGCTTTCTCGTTATGGGAACATTGACTACGTTTTGAAACTGCCTATCAAGCGGGCTATGAAGCTTGTCAAACTGGCGGCAGAAGAGAAACAAAAAGAAATGCTGTTCATGCAGTATCTTGCACGTTTGCCGTTCATGACAAATGAAAACTATATGACGTTCAACGAATATCTTGAAGCATGTAAACCTATCGAGATAGACCGCAGACCGAAAGACCTGCTAATTGATGACATAAAGCGCAAGCAGGAACGGCTTAGAAAGGAGGGCTGACTTATCGAATTATTCCGTCTCTTCGGAAGTGTGCTGGTTGAAAATAAGGACGCTATCGATGCATTAAATAAAACTGACAAGAAAGCCAAGACAACCGGTGAAAAGCTCGGCGGCATGGCAGCTACTGCTGGTAAGGTCGGGGCTGCCGTGGTCGGTATGGGCGCAGCTGCTGCCGTTGGTCTGACAAAGGTTGCAACAGATACCGCTGCTGCCGGTGATCGTGTCGATAAGATGAGCCAGAAAATAGGTCTGTCTCGTGAGTCGTTCCAAGAATGGGATTATGTCATGAGTCAGAACGGCATGAGCATTGACTCAATGCAGTCTGGCATGAAGACTTTGGTCAATTCATTTGACGATATGAAAAAGGGTGGTGCAACTTCTACTGAAGCGTTTGAGCGGTTGGGTTTGTCCATGTCTGATCTTGAGGGGTTGTCTCAAGAAGAAATATTCGAAAAGACAGTAGCAGGATTGCAAGGAGTAACAGACGAATCAGAACGTGCAGCATTAGCCAATGATCTGTTTGGTAGGCAAGGCTCAGAGATGGCTCCTTTATTGAACCAATCAGCAGAGTCGATTGAAAATCTGAAAAACCAAGCGCACGAAATGGGCATGGTTATGAGTGACGAATCAATAGGCAGTGCCGCTTCGCTTACAGATACTATCGACACATTAAAACGTGCTGGCGGCGGTCTGATGGCAACGCTAGGCTCTGCGCTGATGCCTGTTTTACAACAAGTGTTGGATGTTGTTGTACAGAATATGCCGATGATACAGGGGTTGTTTCAACAGTTTGCTCCCATACTGGCAGATGTGTTTAGTAAGTTACTGCCGCCGATCATGGACTTAATATCAACGTTACTGCCGCCATTATTAGACATCTTTACTCAAATAATGTCGGTGCTCGGTGAACTGATGACCGGTATTATGCCTGTCATAATCGAACTAATTGAAATGCTTCTACCTCCGATAATGGAGATAGTACAACTGATTCTGCCATTGTTACTGAGCCTCATCAAACCGTTGATGCCGTTGCTTCTGCCTATATTGCAGATATTACAACCGTTTATTGACATATTGATGATGATCATCCGTCCGTTGGTGCAATTGCTAGACATGATATTGCCGCCTCTGATTAACATAATGGCTAAGTTTTTCGAGTGGTATTTGCCGAAACTAAGCAAAGCGTTCTCTGGCGTGGCTGACATAATCGGCGGCGTGTTCAAGCGCACATTTGAAAGTTTGAAAAACACGTTTAACACAATCAAGAACGTGTTCACTGGCATAATTAGTTTTGTCAAAAACGTATTCACTGGAAACTGGCGTGGGGCATGGGATGCGGTCAAGAAGATATTTACTGACATTTGGGATGGGATAAAGAACTCGTTCAAGATTCCTATAAACTGGATCATTGACGGTTTCAACAAATTCACTAGGGGGCTTAATAGAATCAAGATCCCCGATTGGGTACCGGGCGTTGGCGGTAAAGGGATAAACATTCCTGAGATACCAAAGCTAAAAGTCGGCATGGACTATGTGCCGTATGATGACTTTCCTGCGCTGTTGCATAAGGGTGAAAGAGTCGTTACCGCTGAGGAAAACAAGAACTATTCCAGTGGGATAGATTACGACAAACTGGGTTCAGCAGTAGCAAACGCCTTGCAAGGCATGAGCATGACTGTTGACGGCAGACAATTCGGAAGGGTGGCAAGAGATTATGTCTAGACCTTTTAGTTTAAGATATGTCAGTGCCAGCGGTCAAGTTGTCAATCTCGACACTTGGCCGTACTTCTGGAACGAAACGGATTTGCAAAACTATTCATGGTCGTTTGAGTCTGTGAATAATCCTATAGGTTACGGTGCGAGATTTACCAAGATCACAAGAACGGCGGCAGAAAAGACTATTAACTTACTTGTATGGAACGATGGCAACGACATCACTGCTTTGACCAACAGTTTAACAAGTGTATTTGATGCCGATGTGATAAGCGAAACACCTGGACGATTGTATCTGAACGATGCTTACATCATAGGATACTTCACTTCGGTTTCACACAGTCGGCGCAGAGATAAGAACTACGTCGAGTTGGAACTGACATTTGCCACAAGTTATCCGTTTTGGACTAGCGAGGAAACAATCACATTTCCAATATATACAGGCGATTCTACGGATGGGTTCAAGTATCCGTTCAGCTATCCTTTTAACTACATTGCATTATTGGGTGCTACTCGAATAGACAACGATCACTACGCAAAAACAAACGCTATCATAACTTTTTACGGTGCGGCTACTAATCCTCAAATAGCGATTGATTCGCATATCTATTTAGTCAACGGCACCTTGGGAGATTTTGAGCGATACGAAATTAACCAGAAAGAGCGCACAGTTTACAAAATCACTCAATCGGGTGAGCGGATAAACGCTTTCGCATCAAGAGGAAAAGAATATTCAGTATTTGAACCTATTCCTGCCGGAGCAACGACAGTATTTTACAACGGTGATTACGCAGTGGACATTAAACTATTAAAAGAAAGGAGTGAGCCAATATGGAATTGATTCAAACCGATCACAACTTAATAGAAAAGCAATCTATATTGAATTTCAATGCGTGGGATTTGGTGTCTGGACTATCGTCAGAATACGAAGCTAATGACTTTCAATTATCAATGCCGGAAACCGTCTGGAACGAAATGCCTGTTATAAAAGGTCATTACCTGTACGAGCCTGGCACGGAATGGGGCGGTAGGGTCGAGGGCATCGCACACATCAATGGCGAGATACAGTTAAAAGGTGCTACATGGCGTGGATTACTCGCAAGGAAGATTGTTTCGCCTCCGGCATTGTCGGCGTATAAGGTCATTACTTCGATCGATGCGAACACAGCTATATCAACTTTGGTAGGTACGTCGTTTGGCGAACTAATCAAAGTCAAGTCAGAGTCTGCCGGGGTGAACGTATCAGGGCAGTTTAGGTACACGAATTTATTGAGTGCGATACATACAATGCTAGACCAGTACGGACTAAGATTAAAGGTTGAGTTCGACGGCAAAACGGTTTGGCTTAGTGCGGAAGCGGTGACGGACTTGTCAGACGAAAGCGAACTATCACAAGATTATTCTGCACCGGTGGAATCGAGTCAGGACGAATCACAAGCATACAACCATGTTATAGCGTTGGGTTCGGGCGAACTTGTAGACAGGGAAGTCATTGAACTTTACAGAGACGATGCCGGCACTATCTCAACTACGCCATTGCCGGAGGGCATAGAAGATAAACAAATAGTATTAGACTTTCCCAACGCTGAATCTACAGAAGAACTTACCAAAGCCGCTACTGATAAATTGATTGAAACCGCACCTGTTAGCGAGGTGTCTATTGATCTATCAGAAGCGCAAGGGTTGAACCTGGGCGATCTGGTAGGCGGCAGGGATAGGATCACCAATTTGCAGATAGTCAAGCCGATAACACAAATCATAAGACGTGTCGATTCGTCAGGCGAGTCGATAGAGTATAAAGTGGGTGAATAAGAATGAGCCAACGCGGAATAATCAAAAACAGTCTTACAGCGGACATTGCAGCGGAACATCATGCTGCGCTGTTTAAATCCTTATACGGTGCAAGCGGGATTTTATCAGTGTTTGACAACCTTGCTTGTACTCGCATCGATGACAACACGGTCAGCCTTGCGCCAGGCGTTTACAATCTATCAGGCTTCGGTGTCATGGTCGATCCCGGCACAACTGAAGAACTGACAATCGACTCCGGCACGTCAGGCCAAGACCGCAACGATCTAGTTGTAGCTGAGTTCGTGCGTAACGGCGACGGCGCAGGAGTGGACACTCTACACTTTACCGTGGTCAAAGGTACATCCGCACCTACAGGCACGGCGGTCGATCCCACTCTCACACAGCAGGACATCAACGGCGCAGGGGTGACACGCCAAGAAGCTTTATATCGGGTTTCAATCATCGGTACTACATTAACCACTATCACAAAGATAGCTTCGACTGTGTCAAGTATCAATTTGGTTCAGTACGAATCTGGCTCAAATGCTGACGGTAATTGGCTGAAATTTGCTGATGGAACGATGATTTGCAATTCGAAAGTCAGTCAATCCTCTGCATCAACCATTGCGCTTGAGTCTGGTGGGTTCAGGACAGCAGGTGTAAACTTTAACTATCCTCAAAGCTTTGTCGGAGATGAACCTTTCATGTCAGTTTCGGCAAACACATCAAGAATTAGGCCGATGGTTTACCCCAATTCTTCAACACCGTTACAGTCCGGTGTTGTTATGGGGCATACGGTTTCTTCATATTCAACAGAAATGGACTTGATTTATTACATCACGATGATCGGTAAATGGAAATGATCACTTCCATTTAGTCCTGATTCCACAATTGGTGCAGTTCCGTCAAATGGTACGTTCGCAAACGCACCGTCTAAACCGCCTGACTGCACCAAATTAAGATTTGAGACTATCAACCAGATCGCCATAGGCGGTCTATTTTATGCGACAGAAAGGACTAGCCTATGGACGAACAACAGCTAGAGAACCGATTAACAAAACTAGAGGAATCACTTGATTACATTGGCGAGGACATTGAGGAACTAAAAGACAATCAGCAGGAAATCAAATCATTGGCATTATCGGTCAATACTTTGGCAATTCAGGTCAAGCGTCTAGTGGACGACATGATTAACGTAAACTGCCGAATGGATAACATCGAAAAGAAACCCGCTCAACGCTGGGAAGCGGTCATAGGTGCACTCATTGGCTTGGTGGTATCCGGGTTCGGTGGGTTCATTATCGGAAAGATGATAGGAGGATAATTATGGAACAAAACAGATGGAAATCTCCGGTCTTGTGGTCTGCGATAATCGCACAGGTCATATCGCTTGGACAATTAACAGGTCTATGGAATCAGATAGGTATTGACGCAGGCGCACTTGGTGACGTGCTGGCAGGGCTGTTACAACTAGCCGTAATCATCGGTATAGTCAACAATCCTGCTAATAAAGAAAAGTGGTGATTAGATGGTAAAGTCATATTCGCTTGCCAGAGATGGTAATACTCAAATAGCAAAGAACTTCAAAGTGCGTGAGTTCGCATGTAAAGACGGTTCTGATTACATCTTGATAGATGATAAATTAGTTCACATTCTGCAAGATATACGAGATCATTTCGGTGTGCCGGTAATAATAAACTCTGGTTATCGGAACGCTGCATATAATAAGAAAATCGGCGGAGCTAAATACTCACAACATATTTATGGCAAAGCAGCTGATATTGTTATCAATTTCGTCACACCTGAAGAAGTCGCTTCATACGCAGACAGTAAATGCATTGGCGGCGTAGGATTGTATAAGACTTTTACTCATGTTGATTCTAGGTCAGGCAGGTCACGCTGGGACGATAGATCATGGTACACAAAATATCCAGCAACCTTTATCCCTGCACCTGATGTTGGCACAGGTAAAGCTATCCAGTATGAGGAAAGAGGTAAAAGAGTTGTTTGGTTACAGGCGATGCTGAATAAACACAGCTACGGATTAGTTGTAGACGGCATATTTGGTGCGGCTACTCTTGATGCTGTGAGACGGTTCCAGAAAGCTAAAAAACTTGCTGTCGATGGACTTGTCGGCAATAAGACAAAAGCAAAACTTTAGTAGTCAGTAGCCTCCGCTGGCTACACATAAATAATAGCCCTCTGATCGTAACTGGTCAGGGGGCTTTTTGTGCGTTCTGAGATAATTTTGGGGCATAAAAACATCTTGTAAAAATAAAGATTTGG